AGCTGAAAAAGGAATGCTTGATACAAGAATGACTAAAGAAGGTCTTGAAAAACTTGGAAGAATAACTGAAGAAAGTGGTGATAAGATAGTAAATACAAGTGCTAATGGAGCATCATTTGTAGCACAAACAGTTAATAACACATCAGTAGCAAATACTAGTAATCGAAATTCAAGTTCAAGTTCAAATGTTTCAGGTGGTGGTGGTAGAGGTAATGAATATAATGCTCTTGAAAATGGTGATACAATCGCTGGAATCACATCAGGAAGGATGACATAATAAATGCCAACATTTGCAGTAGGATCAAATCAAATTGATGAAATCATCGGTCTTCCGCCGATAGCTACTCCGACAGAAATATCTGGTTTTGCTTCTAAGCATCAACAATTTGTAATAGATACAATGCCAATTTTATATATGAGACCAATGCTTCCAGAATTCACATTAAGTTTACAAGGTTATAGGCTAAAACCTGCATGGAAGAAATATATGAAAAGATTAGCAACCCTTGGACCAAACTACACATATACAGGAAGAAACTGGATAAAGTTTGCACACCTAGCAGTAAATCCACCTACTGAACAATTTAGTAATACATTTGGTAAATCTCAATTACATTCTGGGTTTGAACAATTCAGTGAAACATTAACTGATTTATCATTTACAGCTGGTGGAAGTGAAGGGATGAAAGCTGGATTAGGTGCAGCAAAAGATATGATTGGGAATATACCTGGCGCAGGCGGAGCAATGGATGCAATAGGTACAGGAATAAAAAAAGGAGCAACAAATCTTTCAGGTGCAATAGGCAGGGGCCTAAATATGAAGCAAGGCCAAATTGAAAGTAAACAAAGAAGTATGGGTAAGACAATGGAGGAATTAGCATTAGGATCAAAAATAGACTTTCCTGATGTATGGAAATCTTCAGATATGTCTCCTTCATATTCAGTTAATATAAGATTATATAATCCAAACCCTGCTAATGTCGAGTGGCATGATAATCGAATAGTTGGTCCTTTAAGTATGTTACTTCTATTTGTTGTTCCTCATTCTGCAGATGGAGAAACATATAAGTGGCCTTATTTATGTAAATTTAGAATGCCCGGAATTGTTCAAGAATTTGCAGGATATGTAAAAAGTATCTCGGTTGTTAAGGGTGGGGATGATAATGTAATTTCTTATTTACAACGACCAGTAATTGTTGATGTAAAATTAGATTTAGGTATTTTATATTCAACAATGTTAGATCAAGCAGATCCATCATCTGGTCCTCGTGATATTCCTAGATTGAATGATTATATTGATGAATTGAGAAAAGATAAAGATATATCTCCTTGGGATTGGACAGCGGGATTATATAACACATCTGATGATACTTTAGATGTTTCAAATATTGCAGCTAATACAGGAGCAAATGTAGAAGTTGTTGATCGTGATAATCCTCCTACTCGAGTTGTTGAGAATGTAGAAGAATCTGATATGCAATTACAAGGTGATACTACAAGAATGGCTGAAGCAGTTGAACAAAGTCTTGTAGATGGCGGTGAATTAGCATATCAATCAATAGATGAATTACAAGCAGGGGATTTGATTATAGGACCAAATCCAACTGGAGCAACAAATGCATACTTACTAGGACAAACTACTTTAGCTCAATCAGAAGCTTATATGAAAACATCAAAGACTTTTGCTGGAGATATAGCAGCAACAACATCAATATCACCTACTGCTCAAGCATTAGCATTATTATGTGAAACACAATCGTCAGCAGCAGAAGAAAAAATTACTTTATCTGGAACAGCTGCAGGAGAAGCAGCGACTTATATGGCAGCAGCTAATGGAGCAGAAGCAGCAAATTCATCATATATCTCACAAGTACTTGCAGAAGAAGGTGCAATATTAGCAGCTGCAGCAGAAAGAACTTCTAAAAAATTACAGAAGGAATTAGCATAATGAAAATCATCCAAGAGTTCCTAACTACTAGTTTAATTGTCGGACACCATGTAGGAAAAGAAATAAAATCTCGGTCTAGAAATAGGTATCGTACCCCCAAATCAAAACTCACAATATTTAAACGAGATATGATACAGCGAAATAAATGGGATTCTCTCGTCGAATTATATAAACAAGATAAAGAAAAATTCAATCGAATAAGAAAAGACTATTGGAAAATGCGAGGATGGGGAAAATTTTAAAATGAAAACAATTAATCAGTTTTTGACAGAGGATGATAAAATTATAATGGTCGGTCCATATCCTGTACCTAAAGAAGTTGTTAAAAAAGGTAAAGTGGCTACTCAAGGTTATATTTCTAAAATGAAAAAGAAAAGAAAAATAATAGGTAAAGGAGTAAAATGAAAACAAATTGGATTATAGAGAGACCTATTGCTCATAGAGGATTATGGTCAAATAGTATACCGGAAAATTCACTAGCTGCATTTGATCGCGCGACAACAAAAGGATTTCCGTCTGAATTAGATATTCATATGACAATTGACGGGAGAATTGTAGTATTCCACGACGATTTTTTAACCAGGGTAACTAATAGAAAACAATTAATATCACAAACCTCCTGGGTAGATATTCAAAAATTAAATATATTCAATACTAAACATAAAATTCCTTTATTTGAAGATGTATTAGATACAGTAAATAAAAGACAACCTTTATTCATTGATATCAAGAGTGAAGAACATGCATCTCCAAGAGAGGTTATACATTCATGTAAAGAAACTTGGCAAATATTAAAAAGATATAATGGACCTATTGTAATTGTATCACTTGATCCTTTAATATTACAATGGTTTTCAAGAACAGCTCCAAAAATACCTAGAATGTTATCAGTATCTCCGAATGGTGGTCATAAATTAATATTACGAGTTGGAACACATGATATTGTTAGATTTGAAAAATATATAAAAATGAGTCGACCATCGGTTATAGGATTTGATATAATGAAGACATTACCATCTCCTATATATACAAGAGCAAAAGAATTAAAGTTTCCTACAATTTCTTGGGTAGTAGATAATAATACATTAAAGAAAGTATCATTGAAATTTTGTGATACTTATATGTTTGAAAGAATTGCAGGGTCATAAATAAAAAATGGGGAATTATTATGTCTGTAAAAATAATTGATTTTCCTCAAAATAAATGGGGAAAACTACAAAACACCATTGTGGCTAGGGGTTCGATTCTTGTTATGCGAAAAAATTTACCATATGGTAAATACAAAGTAGATGACATTGTTCGAACTCCGTGGGGTCAAAATTTAAAGGTTGAAAAAATAGAATCGACAAAAGATGAACCAAAAGATCCTAATATCCCTAAACGTCTTGTTCAAAAACAAGTCGAAATTATCAAGCTAGTCCCATTAAAATAGTTAAATAAGTAATATTAAATATATAAAAAAGAAGGGTTGTATCGACTTCTTTATATAATATAGAAGAGGAAAAATATGAAGATAGCGAGAATTGAAACACCCACAGGTTATGTAATTCCGAAAGACTTGAAAGTGGAAGTAGCTCGTGAAAAAGATGAATTACTCAAAGGATTAATGCATCGTGATTCTCTTTTAGCTAACCATGGGATGCTTTTTGAATTTCCTGAAGTTAGACCTCAAGGCGTATGGATGAAAAATACCAAGTTTCCTTTAGATGTAATGTTTATTGATGAAGATGGTTATATAATTAAAATCGTAAGAAATATGGAACCGATGAGTAAAAAAATACATTCAACTGAAGGATCTTGTAAATATGCTTTGGAAGTAAATGCCGGGTATTGTAATCAACATGGTATATCATCTGGTTCTAGAGTTGACATATTAGAAGGTAAAATGAGTCAATATCAAATACTTGAATCCTATCTTTCAGAACAAGTTCCTCAATTTAAAGTTGGTGATATGATATTAGTAGGTAAGTTTAAAAACAGAAGAGCCATTGTAAAGGGATTCGGAAAAGATAAAAATAATCAACCTACGGTTAAAACAACTAAAGGAGAGTATTCTCTTTTTAGGTTTAGAATAAATAAATTAATGCCGGAAGATAAACGTAAACAGAGGATTGAATAATGAAAGCTATAAAAAGACTTCTCAATGAATCTACATTGATTCAACCAGATCCTAAATTGGACAAGATAATAAGTAAATTCCTTTTAGCTCGTCCTGATATTAATGATGATCAAATTCATGCTCTTGCTGATAAGATAGGTATGGAGCATCATGATCTTGAAAAACAAATATATCTTATGCTTCGTAAATGGTTAGTATTTGCTCCTGGAAAACATAAAAATGTACCTGATGAAAAATTTGATGCTAATGAACTTAAAATGGGAATTGATGTAGAGAAAGAACATACTGATTGCCCTTTAATTGCAAAAGAAATTTCTAAAGATCATTTAGCTGAATTACCTGACTACTACACTAGATTAGCTAAAATGGAAAAAGAAGGCGAAGCAGCTAAAGAAAGTTAAACAAAAAAGACCCGGTAGGGTCATGAATCATACCGGGTCTCTCAACACTTCCCTTTAAACAGTAGGGAGGTCAAAATGTTATTAATACTTAACTACTTGTTATCTACTACTTTAGACACCTTCTTTATATTATTGTATACAGAATACAATGAAGCTATAAGACAAACTGTAACTTCTAATATATACAATGATTTGTTTCTAGGTTTTTTACCTTTACCGTCTTTCATAAAATACCCTCCTCGTTTCTTTCCCCCTTCTTTTTTAAATCACCTACGCTTTCTTGTTCATCATGTTAAAGTAACATCCTATCCCTGCACCAATCAAACATCCGAATGCGAATTTAAATTTTTTGCTGGTAAACCATTTAGGTTTAACATTGTCGTCAGTTTTGGATTTATCATCCGGTTTGGATTTATCATCCGGTTTATTTTTAGCCATGATATATCTCCTTCTTGTTGATGTTAAGTTTATTCTCTCGTTAATTTTTACTCTTTTTTCTTTTGATAGAATCTGATATAGACATGGATAGTCCTAATGTTGACAAAGCTATTCCTACACATACATTTGCAATACATGCGACCAATCCGAATGTGTCCATATCTTCAGATTTAGTTTTACGTTTAGATTTAGTCTTTGGTTTAGCCATCATAAATATCCTTCCTTTTTATTATCCCTCTACTACTTCTTCTTTTCTTTATTCCTAAAAATCAAATTGTACGCATTTTCAATGCTTCTTTTTTCAACGTCTGACATTTCATTCCATTTTTTTTTTAGCTCTTTCTTCTGGCTCTTCAATGTTCTGCCATCTCTGTGTAAAGCGATTATAGCTTTAATACCTTCTGCTTCACTAAACGCCATATCATTCCTTCCTTTAAAATTTAACAAGAGGAAACTCCCCAATTTCGTAAGCGGTACTAGGTAGTTTTACAAAGATATCCCGCTGGCATCGATGCAACAATTACATGAAATATTAGCAATTCGATTTATCTAGCCGTTTTGTTTGTACCAATAACCTCTTTTATTAATTATTTTTATACTGACTCAGGTATTGCTTCTCTTTGCTCATTCATATAAATATTCGCTATACGACATGTAACTGATGTTATAGCTATACCAGTAATAATTATACTCCAGTTGAAATTGAAATGTGAAGGATTAGTCATAAGATGATAAATCCCACCAAAACCATTTCCAACAAGACCGAAAAGTAAAATTGAAGTTCCTCCACTTAAGACTATTACTGGACCCCATAACCAACCAAAAGATATGATTATAGGACTTCCTAACACAAAAAGACATAATGCACCTATACTCATACCAGATACCGTTGCTACTATATTAGGAATAATCATTTCAAACCAGCTCTTTTGCTCTACTCCTCCAAACAAATATATGATATAACATCCTACCATAATAATTATTGAATGGATTATACTTTGTACTTTTTTACTTACCATAATAACACCTCTTCTACTGTATTACATTAATATTACCCATAACGTGATTTTGTGATTCACCTCACTCCTTAAGTTGAGGTTTAATAAATAGACTCGAAGGGCGCCGGACTACTCTTACAGTACCCTTCGAGTCGTGAGGATCCCCCGAGGTCTATTCAGAGGATCGATTTTCTTTATACTGTTTAGCCAGTCGAGGATGATCTTCCTCGAATTCATTGGCTATTGCATTACTTCTGGAAAATGCCCTATCAGAAAAGGTCAAATCCATATTGAAGCAATTCAATGCCATTTTAAATATCTGTTCCTGCCTGAGTGTAACATCCCATGTCAGATTCTCTCCAAGCTTATGAACAATTACAGCTCCTGAGTTACCAATCAATTTAAGGATATTGCGTTTTCGATTTAAGAAAGCATATACTTCTCCGTTATCGAGATTTTCTACTCGACGACACCTTTCCCCAGCAATGATAGCTTTTAAACTATCACTACCATACCTCATGTTCACATTACTCCACCACTGTACAATAATAATTCCTATATTGCTTCTAGCCATCATCTTCCTCCGTTTCCATTGAGCATAAACTTTATTGCTTCAGCATCCCCTTCAAGTGTAACTTTTACGGTTCTGTCAACAAGAGGTGATACATCAGTTCCGTTTCCTCCTAAGTGAAGAGGACCTTCCAACTCTGCAACGGGTCCTGTGCCATTATGTTTTTCAATATCAACACCAGGAGGTTTACGTTTATGAACTTTTCTGGCCGGATCATTTTTGAGTAGCTTAGTAGCTTCTCTTATTCCCTTTAAAGCAAGTTCATAATCAGCTTCTGTCAGTGGAGTCGGGTCAAGTACTTTATACCCATTACTTCCCTGAACCTTTTCAATACGGTTTACCATCTTTAACTTGTCGGTGAAATTGTAAATTTTCCATACACCAACTTTCAAATTTGCAGCTTTTTCTTCCTGTGGTAAATTGATGAATTTCTCACTTTTAAGACTTTCAAGAAATTTATTGATCTTCTTTAAATCTCCTTTAGCTTTTGCCATTTTAAATCTCCTTTTTCTGGTTAAATTAATAGACCTCTTTGTTGATTTACTACTTAAAAATGTTACCGTAGAATCCTCACTTATTACTAATTAATATATATAACACAAATTTCCTTAAATGGTTAGCAGATATAGCTCCTCATATAGAATGCTAAGTAATAAGCAATAAAGTCTCTAGATACTTTTTTAGTTTGAATTGATAGCTTTTTAAACCAAATAGTCAATTCAAGATCAGGAATGATATGATTATCATGTAGTTGCATTAAATTCTTTTTGAAATAAACTGGCTTGGATGATGTTTTAACTGCCATTAATTTTTTAATATGATCAATAAATTTATTAGTACATACTTCATCCATCGAAGTCAATCCTCGCATCATAAGTATAAGTAATGTTTCTATTTGATCAATATATTCAGAATTGTTTAATGACTCAGCATATTTAACAGATAATGTTTTATTAAATCTAGTTAATCGTTGAGCTTCTAAAATTGCTTTCCTATTTACTTTACCATATACACAAATATCTTTTGATTTATCACTTGCAAATTTCTTAATATTTTGCTCAAATGTTTCACGTGCATATGCTTCTTTATCATCCGATGTTGAAGAAAGACCTTTCTTTTCAGCACTTGCTCTATAATAATGTCTGTAAAAACTTTTACTTGATTGATTGATTCTTGATCTTAAATACATGATCATTTTCATAATACCTTCGGGGTCATCTTCAACCATATCTTTATGATGTCTGTTATATACTTGTTGACTTAAATACATAACTGAATTACCAACTGTTTTCTGTGTTCTGAATAAATGTGAATGAGAAATATGCTCCATCGCATATCTCCAATAATCAGGGTTACATCCCATTTTAATATATTTATACATGATATTTGAATAATATCTTATTGCAAATAAGTTATAAGCCCATCTAGCTCCTGTTTCATCTTTTTTATCATTAATAAAATATTGAGTAATTAAAATGAGTAATGTAGTATAATTATCATGTAACAATTTAAATTTATATTGAGGGTATCTACGACGAGAATATTCTTTTAACATTTTTTCATTTGTATTAGTTCTCATCATTAATTCTTTAAATAAAGGTGCTACTCGAGGATAATAACAATCTTTAGCCATTTTAGAAAGTTCATTTCCCACATTAGATTCAATGAATCTACGTAGAAGATTTCCATCACGATCATCGACCTCAAATCCTGAAAGAGTAAGTTTTATCATTATGAGCCCTTATATTAATTATTATCTATTTCACGAATTGATATACTAATATTATCATATGTAAATGCAACTAATTGAGGAGTATAATCTAGCAATTGAGTTTGAGGCAATTCTTCTATATTGTAATTAAATTTGATATTAATACTAGGATAAATTAAATCACAATATGTTACACCTGGAACATTTCTTATTACTTTGATTATTTCACTTCTGTCTATATTTACATCCATTGCAAATTTAGGAGTAAACGTTTCAAGAAGTGAATCACGTATATTTTCAATTAATGCTGAACTACTTAATGGACTTAGTAAATCTTTACTTACAACAGCTTGTACACCGAATGGTATATCAAATATAGGTTCAATCCATTCTGTATTATTATATACTACATTGATTTCTTCATCTTCTACATAAGCACTACTATTTCTTGAAACTTCAATAAATATCCAACCGATATCAGTCCATCGACCTATCTTCCATCTGTGTTGAACCCAACTAACATCTTCTGTACCATTTACTATCCATTGTTCTCCAATTACAGGTGATGCTGGAACTGCTGATTGAGTTCTACTAGTAACATCACCTTGACTAGGAACATTGTATTTCATATTATTTAATGTACCAGTAGTATCTGAGAATTTTACATTAATAAAATCAGTTAACATTCTTTTTGAATTAATATCAATATTTCCAATTAATGCCTGAACAGTTACTAATTCAAATAAACTCCTATCAACTTCTTCATCAATAAACCATTGTGTTCTAATTACAGGTACATTATGAATTTCATAACTAGATGTAGAATCTCCAGTAATACTAGATATCATAAATTCACTTAAATCTTTTCTTATAATTGCATCAGATGAATATACTGATATCGTTAATCTTTCATCTACAGTACCACCAGGAATTAAATCGAATGGGACCATTCCTGTAATTCTAAATTTGAATTTTTGCTGATTTAATGGAATATCACCATAATAAGGGAATTCATAAAAGAAGCTAACTAAATTACCACTTCCATCTATTTGAGACATCATATTATATATATCGCCATCCCATATGGTAGTAAGTTCACATTCAAAATCATATACTCTATCAGTAATGTTTGTTACTTCAGCAGTCAATTCAATTTTATTTCCAACCCTTTTAAAATTACAATTTGTGATAATGATATATGAATATTGAGCATAATTAGATATTTGTTCAATTACTGGTGTAATATTTACATCATTTACAAGATAACTATAATCAACTGATTTAGTATATATATCTGGTTCCATTGCAAACATTGTTTCATAATCTTCACCATCAATATCTATAATTGTACTAGGATCAATTATCACATCATGTGATGAAGAATCAATTTCCATTATGATATTACGAGTAGGACAAATTTGATCTTGATATTTCAATTTAGTAAATACCATAATTTCATTTACTTTTATATCAGATCTTTTCAATACTGGCTTAGCATCGCTTAAAGGGGTATCAGGTATGATATCAATCATATCATCATAATCAAGTTCAGAAACAAATCTTCCCTTTGATGTTAAATTAGCAATTGCTCTAGATTTAATTGCTGATAATGATGGAGAATCTTCTCCACCTTCTGCTGGGGATGGATTAGTACTAACTACTTTAATAGGAAGAGTTTTATTTTTTCCACTAGGAGAATCATAATAGGTATAATATAATTTGTCAGGTTTAGTTAATGTTCCTGTAATTACTCTACCACCTTCACCTTTAGTTAAAAATAATTCAACTTTAATTGTAGATCCCGGTGTTGGTTGTTTACCAATAACACCATTTCCAAAGAAAATATCTGCTTTATTATAAGTTGAAACAAATACATATTTTTTATCATATGAACTCATTGTATAAAGTGAATTTCCTTCTGCTTGTTCTAAAAGATCATATACAATTGTATCACCTTGTTTAATACCTTCATATACATTTACTCTCCAAGGCATTCCTTTGAATTCTAATTGCACTGACCAGAATTGATAAAATTCTAAATCTTGAGGGACACTATATGTAAATTCTTGAGTTTCATATTGTGTAAATGGAATAAGTATCTGAGCAACTTCTGTTTCTGAATTTAAAAGAACAGGATAAAAATAACCTTCAGGATTCCTAGCAGTAACAGCTTTATTATCAATTACTCTAACATTTATACCATCACTCTCCATATCTTGATATTCAATATCTACTAATGATTGTTCTATTTGAATAGTCATAGGAAGATCTCTAGTGTAAATAATATCTCCACTTTTAATCTGATATCCATTAGGTATAATAAAAGTTACATCATCTTCTTTGAATTTTAACGGGAATGTTAATAATACATCACACATTGCTGGTAATGCTGTACTTGGAATATATCCTATCCATTTAGCAAGATTGTATACAGACTCTTCCATTTGTGCTTCAGTAATAAAGAATTCTCTATATACACTTGATGTATAATATAATTGATTAGCAGTTAATTGACTAAGTACATTGATTACATATGATAAAAATGAAGTATATGTAAAATCTACATTTTGCAAATCAAGATAATCTTTTGCATAATCAATTAATTTACCTCTAATCGAATCCCTAGAAGTTAAAATATCAATTGCTTTTGTATTAGAATCAAACATTGGTTATCGTCCTTTAGATTTTTTTAATGCTTTAGCAATTTTTTTCGATGCCGATACTTTATTTATTTTTCTTATTTGAGTTTTTCTCTTTTTAATAGTCATTTTAATTTTATTTAAAGTATCTCGATAATATTTTTTAATAATACGAGTTACAATTCGTTTTTCTTCATTTTTATCAATCTTCTTTTTAATTTTTTTTCGTTCATTTTTATATTTATTTATTTTAATTCCTTTGTTCTTTTTTCGTTTAGGTTGTTTTTTGCCATTTATTTTTTTATATTCTTCTAATGTCTCTACAGCTTTTGACCCATAATTACTATACAATTCTGTCATTTTAAGACTTTCTTCTGCCAATCTCTCTAATTTAGATTTTTCTTTTTTAAAACTTTTTCTTAAATCTTTTTCTTGTTTTAATAAAGATGACAGTTGTTTATCTCTTGACATTAGAACTTTAGAAGCTTCATTTACTAATACTCTATTTATTAGATTGGCAGTATATGGGATTGGCATTTATTTGTCCATAAAATATAAATTAGGATTTGATTTATAGTAATCATTTATTGTAGATAAATTTTGGTTTTTCTCTAATAACCTAAACATAAAAGCAGCTTTCTCTGATTTATATATCCTTTTATTATAATCAAGAAATACATCAACTGCGGATAAAGATCTATCTAACTGTTTAGTAGTAGCATGACTAACTTTAGCTTGTGCTTTCCAATGAGTAATTTGAGTATTAGTAGCTTTTTCAAAATTTGAAATTTCATATGTAGGATAATATCCCTGACTATCTGGTTGAAGAACATGCTGTTCGAATTTAATAAAATCATGAGGCATCGGATTAAAACCATATTCACTAGGTATTACAAATGAAACTGTTTGTTCTTTTTTAGTCATACCTTGCTCATCTGCATTTTGTTGTACTGAAATTTGCTCGATATGGAATACTGGAAGGAATAATATTTTTCTCCATCTCATACCTGATAAATTATCAAATTGTTGATAAAAAGCATTATCTAATACTTCTCCGTCATAAACTGAATTAGGAAGATCTTGATTCCAATATGTACAAGGATAAGCTGGTCCCATTTCTGAATACATCTTGTATACCCACTGTTGGTACTGATAGGCATAATCATGAATCCTAGACCATTTTTGCATATTAATTACCCTTTAAGTTTAGATAATTTATCTTTATATTTGTTTATTGATTGTTCTTTTTTCACTATCAATTTGTTAATATATTTAAGACACTTTTCAGGTTTACTAGTATTTTTACATCCTTTTTTCCGACTATTAAGATATTTTAATTCTTTCTGTTTACCTTTTATTATTACTAACAATAAACATATTTTTTTCTTATCACCTTTTAGGTGTCCGCATACCCGTTGAGTTTCTGCTCGTGCTTCATTTCTTAATCGAACTAATACTGTAGTAAGTATAATTGCAAAGAAACTCAAATCTATAATAGCAGTAACTTTTGCTTGGCTCCTTCCTGAATACCTATAATTACTTCCGGCTCCGCCAGTCCAACGTCGTCTACCACCACCAGGAGGAGGGGGAGCAGATCTTTTATAATGATTTGCTTTCAATTTAAGTTTTTTCAAATATGGATATTTTTTTTGCATTTCTACAAGTCTTAATTTAGCATTAGATACTGTATTTTTTATTCCTGGATCAGTACTATCTTTTTGAAGATCAATGAATTGAAGTAACTTCATATATTTTTCTTTTTCTGTACCTTCAAGAAGTAGGTATTCTAATAAAACATTAAAGGTTGCCATTATAAATTCTCCTGATCATTTTGTATTTTTATATTTTTCTTTTAAATTTCTAATATCATCGGATACAGATGAAATTTTTCTTTTCATTTTAAATTTACATTCTATCGGTTTAGGAGTAGCTACACAGAATGTCATCTTTTTCTGAAGAACTAATATTTGTTGTTTTTTTGCAGACATTTGTAATTTGACTAAACATTTTTTCTTTACTAATCCTTTAGTTTTCATGCATTCAATTGCATATTTTTTAATATACCAATTGTATACTGCTACACTTAAACTTAATACTAAACCTACAAAAGTAGCACCTGCAGCAGCAAGAGCTGCACTTTTAATTGACCCTTTAACAGAAGTTTGTTTTCTTAACATTTCATATAACTGGTTTATTTTCTTCTCAAGTCGATTTATCGCCTCTTGTTCTTGAGTAGACTCATATACAGTTTTTAATGACTTATATTGGTTTCTCATAGTAATCATTAAGTTTACTCCAATCCAAAAATTACGAGTTCATCTAATTCAACTTTTACATCAGCCTCTTCTTCATCCTTTTTAATTTTAACTGTTACCGTTACTCCTTTTCTGTCTGATAGCGGAACAATAGTTACACTTTGTACATTTATTCTATCATCAAATTCAATCACACGATCACGAATTTCAAATTCAATATCTTCATTAGTTTCAGAATCTAAAGGATCAAATACCTTCTTATATAATTCACTACCATAATTAGGATTAAATGGGTATGTACCTAAAGGTGTCAATAATAAGTTTCGTAATGACTGGACAATAACATTAATTCCTGCTATTTTAGCAAAATCTCCAGTTGATGCAATAGAGTCTTTATAATCAGAAAGACTATTAACTTTTCCTTTAATTTCGGTATCAAACGTTTTTAAATCATTTGCCATATGTCAATCCTAATTTTAATATTTGTTCTATTATCGCCACTAGTATTTTTATTTTTTATTAATCTCCTCTTGTTGGATCTTTGCTACCTCCTTGTCGAATTTATCTTTGAGCTTGAGTAGCCCATAAAACCTATCTATGGGCATTTTCAATATATCTAAATAATTTTGATGAAGTAGTTCCTGCATCAAAAATATATTCTCCTCAAGCGATTTTATAAACTGTTCAATTGATTCCTTATTGATACAATGCGCGAAAAAATTGGTTGACGAGGTCGATTGAAGACTCCGCAACTTCGCCACAAAAGCTGCATCGAGTTTGTACCTTTAGAGCAATTCCGTATTTGCCAAAATTATCAATATATGCTTTATTAATTAACTTCCTGTCAGTTGCAGGTAGTTTACGATATAAAACATATAGATTATCTTTTTCTTTAATAATAGCTTTGTTTCTAGAATCTTCACCTTCACCAGTAGGAATTATTTCAAACCTATCAATTACAAGAAGTTCAGTTGCAATATTCTGCTCTTTTTCTGATTGAAATAAAGGATCTTTTGTAACCAATTCTTCATCAGCTAATGTTGGTTGTTTTATATAAGCAATGATATTAGTAGCTGTAGGTAAAACGACTTTTACTCTTTTCTCGATTATTTCATCATGATTGATAGTAGTAAGAATTGGATCTTCAATTGGTTCAGGTCCTCTTGTTTCAACAATAGGTTTCAATTCAGTTTTGATAATAGGTTTATCAGTAATAGGAGCAATCAAAGTAGGATCTTCTTTTGATAATAAACTAGCTGCTTTTTCTTCACTCAATGAAGGATCATTCTTATCTACTTCTGGAACTTGTGCATTAGCAACTGGAATACCTTTTTGTTTCTTTTGAAAATCAAGATACCTTTGAACTTGGTCATATGGGATATAAGGTTCAGCTGAAAAACATTTAGCTATATTGATTTTAACTGGGAATTGTTTTTCACATGCAGAACAATACACATCATAATCACTTATTTCTTTATAACTAATATGATACAAACCATAAAGAAGAGCATCACGATCACGAATTGTTGTTTTTTGCAGGAAGGTTGGAAAATCAGTAATATCTCCTGATTTTTTTACTATGCATGCCCAAATGATTTTATTCAAATGTTCAGCAAATTGATTAGGTATCAATATACTTGATTTGAAATGTTCCTCTTCCTCTACATTTAGAGTTCTAACAGTATACTCTCTCATTGTTTGAGGAGTGATAACTGAATACTCTGGATACTTAATTTGTACATTTGGAAGTATTTCCATTTTGTGAGACCTCCTGAAATAATTTAACCATTAACGAATATTTATAGTTTCCGACATATTGATTATATGTTAATCAATTTTATAATAAAAATAATCCTTTAAAAACTTTTTTATAATTTCCTTATGGAAAAAAATGATATTGGGGAAAATTAATTCCCCAATACCATATGTAAATTTAATTATACTTTTGGACTATCATGTGCTCCATCAGCATCAGCGCCATCTTTAAGCTGACCGTGGAAATTAGCACCTTCGCCTCTGTAACGACTAGCTAATATCTGACATTGAGTATAAACCCAGTCTTCATGCCAAACACGATCAACATGAAATTCAACATCGACTTCAAGTTTATCAATTGTTGCAATATCACCTGCATAAAGATCTTGAGGATCTTTAGTAGGAAACATTCCAACCATCAATGAATAATATTCAACTGTAACGCCATCTGGTTTAGTTGTCCAGAAAAACATTGAGCAAGAATAATTTTGTTTTGCATAATTAGCGCCGGTCAATGAAGAAGCACCTGTGCGATAATCTCTAATCATTCTTGTCCAACCATGGAAAATAGCCAGGATAGGAAGAGATGAATATTCTAAGAATTTAACTGTCATTGTATTACCATAATCTACACTTGTAGGAGCTCCCCATTTAGTTCCACCAAGACCAGCAAATTCTGTCTTATTTAATGTTCCTCCCGGAGGAGTAACAGATTGACATGAAGCTTCAAGAGTTGCTGAAATATCTTTTGCTCCCGTCAATCCAGGTAGATTTGCAGTAGCTCCAAGCGCACCTGGTAATGTTGTTGGCAAGTCGACGAACTTGACGAATTGATAACCAGTAATGTAAGGATCAGCTACCCCTACATTGGTACCACCGAAGTTTCTATCGAACCTGTTATTAATTATGTTTTGGAAAGATTGTTCCATTGTATATCCTCCAGAATTTCTTTTTTATTTGTTCATATTATTTAACGTACAGGTTAAGCATAATTTTCTCAATTATTGGAGTTGGTTCCAGTGTAACATTACAATGACACATTTTAGATTTTAATTCGTATTCAGTTGCACCAACTTCAACATTGTAAGATCTAAGGCCTCTTGCTGCCTGTATATACTCAAGAAACGGAGTAATATCACTAGCAATCTGTGACCAAGTTTCTTCATCATTAAACTCAAAGATAAAGAATTTAAGATATTGCTCAAGAGCTCTCTTAATATAAAGAACAGTACGAATTGCATGAAGATCCTGAAGTTTACTAGGTCTCTTTTGAGAAGTCAATTGACCCCAAACAGTGTAACCAACATTAAACTTCACAATCGGATTCAATTGAGCAAGATACATGTTATCTCTTTGACCCAATTTAGGATTGAATCTAAGTTCTTTAATTGTACCTATTGTTGCACGATTCAATCCTGCAGATGGATACCAGATATCATACAATTTATCATTAAGCGGAATTAATGTCGCCATATGATAAACTGGAGAAACCCAAATATCACGACCTGTAAATGTATCGTAAACTTTATTATATGATTCATATAAAGCAACATATCTAGAATCAAATGTATGTTCATCTTCTCTTGCTATTATTGCATCTGCATAAGTAGCATTGTCACCATTATCCATGATAGCAACACAATCGCGTCTGTAATCATTTACAAGTGTATAAATTGCCATTTTAACATTTGTAGGATATCCTGCATCCCAAACAAGTGTAAAATAGATATTATCAAGATCTACAACATCATCATCAATAATTCCAGAATATGCTTGAGAAAGAACTTGATCTGCAACTGTAGAATCGATTCTAGCTTTTCCAGTATCTGGATCAACTATCACGAGTGAACCTTCACTTCCTTCAGCTAAATGAATCGCAACTGGACTAGAGAAAGGCTCAGTATAATCAAGACTATTTATTTCTACTGCATCTACTCCATTTTCATTAACTTTACAAATTAAAGTTTTGGAATAGGTTTTAAGAACATCTTCGATGAAAATTGATTCTCCTGATTCGTCTAACAGTGTATCATCAAATGAAACTTCGAAAGTTTCAATAATAACATCATCCCCATCAAATTGAGTTTCATATACGTCAAGTATATAAACATCTTCAACTGTAGGATTTGCATGTACAGTTAATCTTACACCTAAATCTTCATATACATCACCACGACCTACAGGAATAAAATAACAAATTGGAGTAAGGAAACCAACTGCTGTTTCCAATTGAGTATTCAATTCTAAAATTGTATTCTGAGAAGGAAGTGATTCTACTGTAACTGCCATATTTGTTGAATCTGCTACCATGAAAAGGTTTGCATAAGTTGCATCCGCAGGAAGTGGCCTTATAACATACAATGAATATGAAACAGACATATGGTTATTGGCTATATAAAGACCTTGACCATATTGTTTGCCATAATCGGTGATATTAGGTTTGCCGAATTGCTGAAACAATTCTTCCTGACTACCAACAAATGTAAGTTTATTGTCTGGACCTTTTCTGGAAATTACACAGACGAAACCTATAGTTCCAGGTACAGCTTGTACATAAGTAGATAGGTCAATTATTTTGGTATAGACACCTGGTGAAATTGGAATTGCCATTCTTTATCCTCCTAATGAAGTATATTTCACAGAAAACGTGGATATATTTTTATTTTTGTTCTAAAAATGAATCGAGAAAAATTGACCATTAACCTATCTTTTTTAGAAGTAAATCGACCAAATAAAAACTATCTCTCTTTCATCATGTTTTCTGATGGTGCTGAAGGTAACTCTAGCAAATAAAATTAAACTTGTTGGGTCAACACTTGCAGCTACATTTGTATTTGATGCCCATAAACCTGCTTCACTTAAATCATAAAAAGTAGTTCCTGTAGGTCCATCAGCATCGTTGTTGCCAATTGTTGTTGTTACTTTTGAAATTAAATATTGATTGTCATTTGCTACATCTTGTTCATATACAATCGAGTCAAATGGATGAAGATATCCGCTATTAGCACATTGTGGATCAGTTGCATTAATAATAGCTGGAGTATCTAAATCTGTATCAGTAGCGACTGGAACTACAGGATCTAAAGGATCACCTGAAGTTGCTCCGCCTGTTCCTAAACCAAACCAAGAAATATATGATGAAGCATCTCCTGATGATGGTACAAGATCCTGATCAAATGCTCTTTGCATTAACCATGTTCTTCCAGAATAAACAATAAGATTTGGTCCATCATGAAGTTTATTTTCAGGAAATGTTACTTGATCAGATTCCCCTAGTAATTCACCTGATGATTTATCAAATATTTGAACTCGACCTTTCGGTCTCTTACTGTCTGAAGATAACATATCTTTCATGTATCTTTTCTGGTTATCAAATATACGTACCTTTTTTGTACTCATTTTGAATCCTCCTATCGAACAATAATTTTATAATATTTGTTCATTACGGTGGTAGTAATTATTATGGATACCATTGATTTGGTGGAACAACTCCACCATCATCAATAACAGTGATCACAATTTCATCTCTCCAATAATCTTCAAGAGTTTCAAATCCCACACCAATTTCACCACTACCAGCCACATCTGTAAATTGCACTTCTACTCGTTCTCTAAACCATTCATTTATACATATTCTTTCAGGGTCAACACATTTATACCAATCAGGAAGGACAATTAATTCTCCAGTAGTATCTTTACAAATGTATTCATCCACATCATATATATACCCGATATCATATGTTTTAGTCCTATCAGGATAAGGCCATCCAGGTATACCACAAGGATGAAAATCATTTTCTCTAACTCTGAAAGCTATATCATCAAATTTTAAAATATTTGTAATGTTTAATTTATCTGTTATATTATTATAACTGTCAGCATACCATGCTGTAGGTATAACTTCATTCAAATAGTCAACATGAGGAATAATATCTTCTGCTGGTTGACGAATAATTATTTCACTAGAATCATGAAGACATACCCATGGTATACTATCAAAATAATTACCCATGTCAAAATTTTCTAAACTACTTCCTTCACAATTATAATAATCCCTATTAGTATGTGTAATATTTAATCTGTTTAATTCATCTTCTAATTCAATATATCTTTCTGGATGATATTGTCGAATATCATAATCCCATATTTCAGCCATTGTAATTGCATGATGAAGTGGATCATCTATGGCGTATATTAAATTAAAGGAAATTAATCTCGCTCGTTTAGGTTTAAAAAAATTTATAACATCATCAATTGATTCATCACTAAGACCCAATAACATATTAGAAAAACTTAATACTTGTATACCATATTGCATCCGAATGTATATATCAAATTCTTTCATCAATGTGGCTAAAGTAGAAATGATTATATCATCAGACGAGGCTAGAATTTCATTAAGCCATTCTAAAACTGTAGGGTTTACTTCATTTAAAATATCAGAAACATCAGTAGGATTTTGTATAAAATTTTCACTCTGAAGTTTTGTAAATTTAAGAAGGTATTCTGCTTGTAATTCTTTTGCTCTATCTCGATCAGGTGGTCGTCTCAATACTTGATTATATTCATCTACTATAACATCAAAATCTGTTTCATCTCCTTGATAATATTCATAATTTGGAGAATTACTTCCGTATGTTCTTCCTGACCATGTATTATATATATGTGATATTGATAATATTAATTCAAGTATTGAAAGATTTATATTATATGTTTCTACAAATATAACTCTATCCAATGGAATTAAGTTATCATGAACGTCAACATATTCATCATTGATTTTTCTAGCTATTATTCCATATAATTGTTTTAATTTTAAAATATTAGCTGAAGCTTGAATACTGAAATAAGGAGTGATTGATGGTAATGCAATACATGATTGGTTATCAATATCTTTAATTTCTTGTTCAGTGTACCACCAATGATTATCAAACTTGAATTGATTATAAGGAACTTTTTGAATTTCTAATTTTTCAACCTCAATCCCACCAAGGTCGATAGGTTTACTATGTATAAATAATTGATCAAGAACTGGATCATTTTTTAACCACCACTCATATATTTGAACATCATATACTCCAAAGAATTCTAAAGCACTTTTCATTGATTTTGGAGTACCTTTGATTTTATATAATTCACATAATGAATAAAGAAATAATGCTTTATCAATTCTTGTTCCTATGCCGTCAGCATAAGCAAATCCAAATCCTCTACATGCTCTATTCAATAAATTATGAGGAAGACTTGATGCATCAGAACTTGTTTTTTGCAAATCTTGGAAAGTTGCTAATGAAGAATACCAATCAATTAACATTTTTCTGAGTCTATTATAATCAGAAGAATTAAATGGGACTTGATCAATAACACGACTGAAAAAATTCTGAGTTCGTATTTTTGTATTATTCGCTAAATTCCGCACTTCTTCTGGGACATCGCCGTTATCGCCCTCTTTTAAAAACTGCAGGATTTCGAAAAAATCATTTTCATTAATCAATTAAATTACCTCGATTGGAGTGTGATTATAAGTCCAAGCTGTTTCATGTGAATATGAAACAAACAGTTTATCACCTACTTGTAATTGTGATTGTAATCCTAAACCTTCCCAACTAAGGAAAGGGATATTATCAATAATTATAACAGTATAATCTACGGCTACTTGTTTTTTGGTACCATCAATAATTACAATTACATCTTCTAAAAAGAAAGGAATTTCCTTTAATTCAGTTATATTCAAAGTCATTGATGTAGCATCAACTGTAAGATATTCAATTTCATTTTGAAGATTGATAACTTTACTCTCACTACTAGAATCTAAAGCTATATATTCTCCCTGAAATTTTCTAAAGCATGAATCTAATACAAATTTTTCATATACTAATTCAATTAATCTATTTGGGTCAGCAATAGGTTCAGTAGTATCATATAATGATATATCATCATTTATCATTACTTGTAAATAAATATATATTAATTTTGAGAAAGTAGATTGTAGATTATTATAATCAATTTCATCTAATTTATCAGTAACAATAACAATACTAGATGAATCATTAGATGTAACAATCCTATAATCTAATAATATATTGGTTAATTCAATTTCTTCTCCTGTTAATTCAAGAGTATTTGTTAAATTATTTGTAATATTTTCATTTGGAATTACATATATATTTAAATTTCCTCTATAAGCAGAAAGTCTCATTCTTAATGATGTACATGTGATTTGTTGAAATGATATATTCTGAAACATATATCTATATGAATCACATGTAAATGATTCATTAAAAAGAAGATTTATTATCGAGTCATCAACACTCCAATTTTGTTGACTAAGTTCTTCTGGAAAATTGAAATGGTATTCATTCACAGGAGATTCAAAATATCGATTATAAATCCAGTAATTCAATTCAGGAATGAAATTCATTAATAATCCTTTTTCTCTTTTTTAGGTTTTTGTTTACTCATGATGCCTCTGTATTGCATCTTTTTAAAACCTCCGCTCCCAGCGGGAGTCTCATATGCAGCCATTCCAGCTGCAGCATTTTGCTCCAAGAAAGTTTGGAGTTGCTCATATATACTTTTAGATTTCATAATGTCAATTTCCCTTATTTTTTACATACTATATAGACAAATGAAAATGCTATAATTTATAATTTGTTCATAACTTTATGTAAGCAATTTCAACTAGAGAATTCATAATTTTCTAAGAGCCGAGGAAATTTGGATAGATAACTTAGATTATATATATAAATTTATGATATCAAGATTGTTGTAATTATTAATTTTAAATATTGAAAGGAAATAAAAATGGCTATATCAATGATTTGTGATATATGCGGGAAACCAATTGATCCAAAAGAAAATTTTAAAGATATAAAGCGTTTATCAGGTACGAATAATATCAGATTAACAATAAGTAATGTAGATATAATGAGCAATAAAGCACCCCCTAGACACAAACAAGCAGTATGTAAAACTTGTATTATAAATTGTCTTAATAACAGCTATATAGTTTAATTTTTAATGAAAGGATTATCATGATAGAAAAGGACAATGTTGATTTAAGTCGAGGATATCAAATTCAAAAGTTATGTCTTCGACTAGCATCTAAAATGATCAGGGATCCCATATTTCGACCACATGGGTTAAAGTTATTAGAATATGAAATAATTCCAACTAAAACATTACCAAAACATGCAGGAGCTGCTATCGACCATTATAGACAGCAGATATATATCGGGACAAAACCAGACGACCCAATTGAAAGGATAAAAGAAGAAAAACATATTGCTGCATTTATTTTGTTACATGAAATGATGCATATAATTCTTTTTCATGATTTTAGAATTAAAAATCGAAATCCTTATATGTGGAATATCGCTGGGGATTTTGTTATTAATTTGCTATTACAAGCTCTTGAGCCACATCAAAAGGTTAAACTTATTTCATGTAATACAAGTCAATATAATAAAGAATTTTGTATTGATAACATGTTTGATAACATGATCGAAGAAGAAGTTTATGATGTACTTATGAGTAAGAAATGTAAATACAAACAAAAAATATCCAAGATGTCTATTTCAGATTTATTGGGTGGCAAAGATCCAGGAGAAGGAGAAGGAGATAAAAATGACAAGGATAAAGATAAGAAACCTGGTGATAAAGGTACTGAAGAAGATTCATCTCAGGAAATAAATGTAATTGAAACTACATTTGAAGTTAATGGTAAAAAGTTTAAAGATGTACAAGTTGAATTCCCAACTCCTGCAAATATGACTTCTGAGCAGTTAGATGAAATGGATAAGAAGATGAAAGAATCTGCTGCGATTGGTCGTCAAATGATGGAAGGTGAATTAACAAGAGGAATAGGTTCATCTAAACTTGGGAAATTTATTAAACGACTTTTTAAAGTACAGGTTGATTGGAAGAAGATATTAGCTGATTCAATCATGACTGCACTTGAAAAATCTTGGGAAGTCGCTTGGTCGAAACCCAGTCCTTTATGGTTAGCTAATCCTACAACAATTGCTTATAGACCAGTTCGAATTGAAGAAGAAAAATTCGGGATTGTTATATTTAGTATTGATGAATCAGGATCAATGAGTGATAATGATGTTCGAGATGCTGTAGGTATTGTTCAACAAAGCCGAGAACATTATAAAGCTCTTTGGGTTATTAAACATGACTGGAATGTTGGGTGGACTAAAATGTATGAAGATATGGGTGAAGTTGATATTGATGAACTTCTTGAAAGAAAACAAAGTGGCGGTACAAGTCATAAAGATGTATTTGAAAAGATTACTGAGTATATAAATAAAGATCCAGATAATATGGTATCAGCATATATAAGTTGTTCAGATTTGGATTCAGATGTGGAAGATACTCAACATTTACTTCCATATTGGTTACCAAGGATTTATATTACAAATAACGACAGACAACATCCCGGGATCAATGGGAAAATAATAAAAGTTAAAATATAAGGGAGATGGGGATTATGGCAGGAAAAAGGAAAGTAGCTGACGACGAAGGAGTATTTGGGGGTGTTCTTGATCTTAATAAAGTAGTACCATTTGTTGAAAATCATATCATGATGCATAAGACTGCATTAAGTAAACATTCACATGCTAATGAACTTCGATATAGTGCACTTTGTATATCAGGTCCTCCTGGAATAGGTAAGAGTGATTTACTTGAAACAATTTGTAAACAACTTACTGCAAAGGGTCATCCTACTGCATTGACTGTTTATTATATGGCAACAATGCAACTTGAGCAGTTAACTGGTTTACCTAAAGCAGGATCAGCATCTGAAAAACAATGGCATCGTTGGTTTGCTCAAAGTTTAAAAGATGTTAAAGGAATGAAAGAACTTTCAAAAATGGGACCGATTTCAGATATTATTAAAACTATCCCTGAGTATGAAGTACAGGAAGAACCACTTTATACTCAATGGTCATTACCTGAATTATTTTCATTTCGGAATATAAGATATACTCCAACTGATGATAAAGGTAATGTAGCATTTAATTGGGATAAAGATACAATGGTACTCGCATTGGATGATATTCATTTGTTAAATAAAACAATGCAGAGTTACTTATTCCAGTTACTTACATATCGGTCTATCAACTCACATCAACTTCCTAAGAATGTTGTTTTAATAATGGCAGGTAATAGGTCAAACGACAGAGCAGGATTCCAGCAGATGCTTGCACCTATTACTAACAGGATTGATTTTATTGATGTTAAAAGCGACATTGATGACTGGACAAGAAACTTCGCTGTGGATTATGGTATAAGGACAGATATATTAATGTTCTTACAAAATCAACCGATGTATTTATCCAGTGATCCAAGAGAAAATGAAGCATGGGCATCTCCCAGATCGTGGACATATGCTTCAGATAAATTAACTCATTTTGAGGACTGGGTAGACAGAGTAGATATTGCTCAAATTTATACAATTATGAAAGGTCATATTGGATCTGAATATGCAGGTAAATTTGTTGAATATAAAACTCTTATGCTTGAGTGGAATGCCAATGACATACTTGAAGGAAGGGGTCTTCCTAATTTTGGAAATATTGACCAGATTAAAATGTATTCCCTTATGACAGTTGTTATTGATGAGATTCTGAAAAGAATGAGAAGAGGTCAATCAATTGACAAAGTTCATATTGAAAGTACTAAGAAAGTACTTGAAGGAATCACCCAACACTGTAGACCAATTGTACCACTTGGTTTAAAGGTTTTATTGAAAGGTGACAAGAAAAATGGATCTGCCAAACTAGCCAGACAGTTAGTAGATTCATCTGATATTATTAAACAAATTACAGAAGTAGTATAAGGAGGGGAAGAGGGGGGCAAAAGAGGGGAGAAGAGCTAATTACTTTTCTCCCCTTTTTTAATTTTAAACAGTGAAAATAGTTTATCTATAAATTTTAAAATAGGCATATCATCTTTAATTATGCAAGGAGGTTTAACATGAAGACTATCATCAGATTCTGTCTTAACTTGTGTGTCATTTTGAGTATCATTTTCATTATTATCTTTCTGATTTGCGGTATCATCAACGGAATGTTCTTCCTCTTTAAACTCTTGCTCATCTGTTTCTTTATTCTTTTCATCGTGGATTACTTGACTTAATACTTTACCATTTTTCCATTGAACATGAGGATTATCAGGTTTTTTCCAATCGCCACCCCATTCAATATTTATAGGATCAACTTCTTTACATATCTCACCAAATTCCTTATAATCAGGAATATCATTATTATTTACATCTGCTTTAATATCCCAGCAAGTTTTATTATTTTCATATTTAATAGCGAAATCAATTGCCATTGATAAAGGCTCAAGTGTGTGGTATGAGGAAAGAGTCCAAGTAACTTTCCTTTTATTTTCAGCTTCTCGAATTAACCAAAGACCACACTCTTTTCTCATCGCATTAACTTTTTCAAGGGGTTCTCTTCCTTGAGCATATAAAGCTTTTTGTTCAGCAGCATCTCTTTTAGTACATGTAAGAAAAACTAATAATCCTCGTTGTTTAGCAATATCTAATGCTTTTTCGATAACATCTCGTAATGGCGGATATACAAGTTCTAAATCTCGACTAGCCATAATAATCTCCTTTTTATAATTTGTTCAGAAAGGGTACATTAATGAATCCGATAATTCAAAAACTCGAAAAATATGTAGGTAAATATATAACACTAAGTACTATATCACTGGTTGGAGAAAGAGAAGATTACATAGGTATATATAATGGCGTACTTCAAGCTATAGCTGGAGATTCTGACTATGATGAGGAAATTGTAGGAACAATGACAACTGAGTTGGGAGATGAAATGTTTATGTTAACCAAAGATAATTTTATAGATTTAAAAATTGGCACTGAAGTTGATGAAGCATTATTCAAAATTGAACATGATATTGCATAGGGGAATGTAATGGAAACAATATATGAACAATTAGAAAAATGTATTGGTAAAGTATCAACAGTAAAATTAAAATGGTCTCCTCCAAGTAAAGGTATAATGTTTGTATTTAAAGGGATAATTACATTTATAGATGATGAAAAAGTTTTAGATGATGATGAAGTTTTTTCAGTAGTAGTAACAATGAATTCAGATGAAGGCGAAAGATTATTTTTAGTAAACGAAATAAATTTAATGAGTATCCATTATGGAAATGAAATTGAAACAGCATTATTTAAAATCGAATATGATATTGCATAGGAGAAGATATGAATAGTAATACATATATCGGGTTTGATATTGAATCAATTTATGAAATATTGGAAAAGAATATGAATAAATTGATAACACTTGATAAAGGTGGATTTGCAACTGTAACAGGAATTCTTATTAAATGTGATTTGGTAATTGCTGAAGGTGGGGATTATGAAACTTATGTCAAATATACTACAAAGAAAAGTTATCTAAATAGTGATGACCATGACCATGATGTTGACTATAATGATTATGTTAGTTATATCTCTTATTCATTACGATGTAAACATGAATATATAAATACTTCAATTTTACAAAAAAAATGTAAAATAATAACTTACTCAGATGTCGATTCAGCATTATTTAAAATCGAATATGATATCGCATAGGAGAATAATATGTCTATATACATAAGTACTACTGCTCAAGATCAATTCGAAGAGTTTGTTAAGATGGCAAAATTACATATCGGAGAATTAATATCTTTCATAAGTCGTATAAAAAATACTTCAATTACGACGAAAGGTATTTTAAATAGAATTGAAAGACAAAAAGATAGTGATACAATGAAATATTTTAGAATTGTATTATATATTCAAATGTCAAATGAAGAAGTTCGACAGATGATAGTTTGGTATTATGAGATTGATAATAAACATCTTAAAATATACAAACATGATGATGTTGGTAAAAGTCTATTTAAAATCGAACATGATATTGCATAAGAGGATATTATGAAAAAAATGAATGCTTTAGAGAATCTTACTGCGAGGGAGGTATGTAAAATTTTAAGTGCTAATTTACATAAATTAATAAAAATTTACAATTGGAAAAATGAGCTTGTGTTTAATGGTATTATCAATGAATGTATACTTCAAGAAGGAATTATACCTTGTGTAAGATGTTATGTATCTACGAAATATAAACCAAATACTATCTGGTTTAGTGAATATGCAATTGTTGGTTGGGGAATAAAAGTTATGCCTGAGATTGATTTAATGTTATTTAAAATCGAACATGATATTGCATGAAAGGGTATTATGGAAACTAGAATGAAAGATATTACTTCAATTACTTTATATATAAATAAATTAATAACTATAATAGGACCTGGATATTCTACAATAAAAGGTATCTTGAAAGATTATAGATATTATCATGAAACTGTTAACACATTTTCTACATCATGTTCACTAGAATTTAAACCAGATAAAATGAGACATGTTAGAATAATATATAAAATAGATGAACATAAATATCAAGAAAAAATAATTGAGCATGATGAAACTGAAAAATTATTATTCAAACTTGAAAATGATATATAAGGAGTTGATATGTATCCGACAGTATATGAAAAAATTAGTAAATGCTACGGTAAATATATAACAATAATGATATGGTGTACATATAATATACAAGAATCGCCAGTAAATCACATATATAAAGGTATACTCTGGATGATGGCTGGAAGTATGAAAAATCCCGATAAAATAACATTGACTATAATTACTGATATTGGAAATGAAACAATTTTAGTTACTAAACAAAATTTAGTAAGTATGACAATCGGAAGTGATGTAGAGGCGGCAATGTTTAAAATTGAGCATGATATTGCATAGGGAGATAATATGGACGATCAGGAAATTGAAGAAATGATTTTATCACTTAAACATTATGATGATCAGTTAATACGTGTTAGTGTTAGATGGGATGACCCGTTACCATTATTAAATTCTAATATACGAGTATCAGTAGGAATTTTATATGATGCTGTTAGATATATTGATGGTGTAATTATTATGTTACAAGGTATTAAAGGAGTTATTAGAATGTTGATTACGAGACCATCTGAGCTTATAGACGTAAAACAATATTCTGATACTAGTAGAATTTTATTTAAACTTAAATATGATATTTAAAGGGATTATTATGAGATTGACTAATCGCTGTTTACATACATTTGTAAATGAATTAGTACATATAATTCTTATTAGAAATAATGATGATAATAATACTTTAGAAGCTACAGGTATTATTACAGAAGTATTTACTAATAAGGATACGAATATGACATTTGTTGTTGTTCAGACTCATTCAGATAAAGTGACTAGAATAAAATTAGGACCTACTAATAACCTTGCGATGAAGATGATAACTATAAAAAGCGATAATGCAAAAATGTTATTTAAAATTGAACATGATATTGCATAAGGGGAGATGATATGGATGATGTTTCAACTGATCATTATATGAATAAATTGATAACTATAATTGATCCAGGACATAAGACTACAAAAGGTATCTTGAAAAGTCGCAATTTCATTCAATCTTCCCGTACTAGCAAATTGTTAGTTGTATGTCAACTTGAATGTGGGCAAGGTAATGGTGTAGTTATTAATTTACATTATAGGGCTAGCTTAGGTAAATATAGAGAAAAAATAATCGAACATGATGAAACTGAAAAAATATTATTTAAAATCGAACATGATATTGATTAAGAGGATATTATGATTACTAACTTATTTATAAATAGTTTGGAACCTTATGTAGATCAATTGGTAATTATTACAACAAAAAAATGCTATTCAGGAGGGAGTACATATACACTTTACAAACATAAAGGTATACTTACTGATATAACACAATGGTGGCCTAATGATAGACTTGGTTGTGAATCTATAAAATTAGAAATACATACCTCTGAACGTCATCATAATATAACATTATATAGAAATGATGAATTATTTGGTATAAAAGCATTTGGTAATATTGCTCGAATGATGTTTAAAATTGAACATGACATTGGATAGGGAGAAATCATGAAAGATAAATGGTCATTGAAAAAAGCCCTCAGTCGGGATAAAAGGGTACTAAGACACATTGGGGGACGATTTGACGAATGGTTTAATCCTAAGACATTCCCATATAAAACCAAATCAAGAGTTCTAGCTGAGTATTGTCATTATAGGTTTGATGATTGGTTTATCGCTTCAAAAGTAAATTGGAAAGAAATCAGCAGATTATTAATTTCAGACTATTCACATTATTTTGATAAGTGGTGGACTCCTAGTAGATTTGACTGGACTAATAATAGCGGAACATTGTGTAGAGTTTACCCTGAAAAATTTGATAAGTGGTGGACTCCTAAAAAATTTAATTATCCTAATGGTATAATGGAATTAGCTGAACATTGTCCTGAACATTTTCATGATTGGTGGGATGTTGAAAAAATTAAAAAACTAAGAGATTTTGATTGGTTTATGGATAATCTCATGACACAATGTCCAAACCATTTCAATGATTGGTGGCCTGTTATAAAAGATGAATTAACTCCACATCATTATGAATGGGATTGTCTTATTGAACATCATCCTCAGAGATTTTCTGAATGGTGGGATGCTGATAAATTTAATTGGGATGATTGTCTTAGTGAATTAATTAACAGTTGTTCAGGAGATTTTGATAAGTGGTATGATAAAGAAAAAGTAACAATACTTCATACTTGGAGGTTAGCTCGTTGTTGTTCATCTCATTTTGATAAGTGGTGGGATTCAGAGAATTATGATTGGGATTATTGTGAAGTGTTGGCTCAGTATTGTCCTATGCATTTTGATAAATGGTGGGATCCAAATAAATTTGATAGTCAATATATTCATATACTTATAACTAAATGTTCAGATAAGTTTAAAACTTGGTGGCCTTTTGTATTTGAAAAAGTTGGATTTAAATATACTAATTTACTATCTGATCATTGTCCTAAATATTTTCCTGATTGGTATAAATCAGGAATATGGGAAGGATATGATGCCGAAGGATTGCAATGTCTGTTTGAAAAGAATAATTCAGAATTTAAAGATTTGTGGGTAAGTGACGCTATACTTACTAAATTAGATAGGGAGGATGGGTGTGGTTGACATTAATAAATTTATACGGGATTATATAGATACATTATCTCCTGCTGATGTTGAAAATGTAAAAGATTGTCCTTGGAAAGAAGTAATAGCTGAATTTATTAAATTTTCATTTACTTCTAAAGATGCAAATTTTTGGAGAATGAAAAATGCGATAACTGCAGTATTTGAAGAAGAAGGTTATAGTGATTCCGGCAGGGCATTACTATATGAAATGGCAGGGTTTTTAAAAAATCAAGTAATTGATACTTTATTCACTTCTACTAAATTAAAAGATTATTATATTTTTAATGAAAAAGTATTTAAAGTAGAAAGTAATAGTAATACTGAACCATATAATGGAACATATTCAGATATAATATGTAGAGGAACAATTGATGAACATTGTTTTCAAATACTAAGTGTTTTACTTGAATTTGGATCTTATAAAAAGGAAAAAATAGACATTGACAATTTAAAAACTTTTTATATCTTACAAAAACTTGATACGGAGGATAGTAATCTTAATGAATGATAATAAAGTATTTTTCATATTTATAACTTCATTCTTTATTGGAGTTATAACATCAAATGTAATGATATATTATAGGGGACTTGGAATTTGGGATATCACTCTAGCATGTATCATTTTATATTCACTTTATTGTGTATACTTATTATTATTATTATTTCTATCATTGTGGAAATCGTCATGCAAAAAGAAGAAAGAGCTAAAGAATACAATAAAGTATGAACATACAAAAGACAATGTATTATATCTGCCGAACACAAGATAAACATAATTATTTTGAACATAGGGAATTATGGGAGGTGGAAGCGATCATATGGAGGTTAAAAAATGATCATGTTATATGAAAGGGTAAGTTATAGGAGGAGAGTAAGGGGCGAAATTCCCCTCCTATAACTTCTTGTCGGGAGTAACCAGCGGGATAGTTTATTTTTTGTTTTTCTTTTTATCTTTTATTTTTTTGATTGCTACTGCTGTACCAGCACCTGCTACTGCAGTTGTACTAGCTATAGTCTTTGCAAGTTTAGATTTTGCTTGTGTCAATTTGTCTTTTCTGGATGTTAATACTTCAATTCGTTTTTTATAAGTTTGGAGCATCTTTTTATATGCTTCAGGACTTTGGTTTTTCAATTTTTCAAAAAATGATTTCTTGGTTTTTAAAATATCATTTATTGCATCCAGTTCATTTTTAATACTTTGTAATCCAATCTTAATTTTCTTATATCTTGCAATAGGTAATACTTTTTTAATAATGTTACGAGGCATATTAATCTCCATTTTAAAATTTGTTCTTGAATCTTGAATAGCATTTTTTTGTTACATATATAAATAAAAGATGGTAGGTATATTTAACTAAATTTTTATAAGGGATATAATTAATGAATAGCCAAAACGTGATGACAAAACATGATGAAAAAATTTGTAATGATGTTGTAGATATTAAATGTAAAGTATGTGGAGAAATTACATATCGAAAAGATGATACATGTATGCCTTGTCAAATTGAAGTAAATCGTATTAAGAACTTCATAAAAAGACTTGGAAAAAGAGCAATAATTATTTTGATAGATGAAGTTATAAATTGGACCAGAATTAATGATAAGGAGAGAATAATGAATATTACCATTACACCACACGAATTAATGGAAAAAGGTAAATGGGATGAAGTTTGTGAAATGAAAGGTTATAGTCTTTATTGTGTAAATGAAGGAACAATGCCTACAGATGAACCAATCACTTTAACCCAAGAACAAGCCAAAGTATTAGGTTTGATATAAGTTATAAAAGGAACTCATCGCTTGTTGCGGTGGGTTTCTTTTTTGTAGGTGATGATCCTGATGGTCTTGGTTTATTTAATGTGACATCTCCAGATGCATCCTTTTCTTCTTTAGTAATTAAATAAAGTCCTGATACAAATAATGATAAAATGACAGCAACATATCCTATAGAATCACTATTACGTAATTTCATTAACAATCCCCATAATATCACAACTATTATAGACGCAATTGCATATTGTTGTTTTGTACTCGATGTGGATTTTTTTATCACTTTCTTGAAATTTTGTAACTTTTTTGTCATCTCTTCTCGTGAACCATCAGAGTCAATTGTTATAGCTGATGCCAGTACTACCTGAAAACGTTTATTTTTTGTATAATCCGAAAAGAAAGGAATTAATTTTTTAATTTTCATTTGATCAGTAGTAGAAAATGCTTTCATATATTTCTTAGCATCTATTTTTTTGACATTTGTTATAGTACGAGGTAATGATGTCAAAGGAGGAATCACATTACTCTTCAATTTAAACTTACTAAGCATTAAAAAATTTTGAATTTGTTTGATATCTTTAGCTGATAATTTGAAGTTCATAACCGTTTTTTCCTTTACTTTGTTTGGAATAAAATTAGTATATATATAAATTCCCGAAACCTAAGAGATACAGTCAACTTTATGATATATCTTTTAGTATTTGTTATGGTGGCAAATATTTGAATCGTACGTTTCTGGCCTGGAAGTAAATTTTAACTAATGAATTGAATTATTGTAAACACTCATATTAATCAATTTGTATCTGTAAAATGAGTCAATTCCCAATTGACTTGTAGTAACATCTTACCATAGACATGATATATCCTACCGTCTACTCACTTTCTTTTAGTTTTTATGTGATTACCAAATGAATTAAATACGTAAGGAATACCACCAAACAAAAGTTTCAAATGCAGCTTTATAATTCTACTGTCTGCTGTCTATCCGGCAGGATAGGTATGCGGATCATTTCTTACTTTATTTTTTTATTGATTTCATTTTATCATTGAATGTCATAATATTAATTTTATCATTTCGTTTATGAATAGGTGCAAGTGATGCTAAATTTTCTTTATATACGAATTTCAATGCAGAATATACATGCTTATCAAAACCAGTAACTTCAAATGGATTTTTTACTTTAGGAGGTAGTCTAAGCATTATACGAGGATACAATTCTGGAAAAAGAAGACTTTTTTGTTTATTGAACAAATATGAGTATGAGAAACCAAAATTAGGACTATTTGAAAATACTTTGAATTTAGTTGTTTGTGTGATTCTATTTTTTGTAAAAAAAAGGAAATCTACATCATAATGCCTATTCCTATCATTTTGTGAAGGAACTATCATATAAACAATAAAACCTTCTTTGACAGGTTCTATTTTTAATATTTTAATACCTGACTTAAGACCTTTATATACCATATCAAGTTGATTAAATATCAATCGTGTAGGGATTCCACTTTGACCAGACGATATATTTTTCAGAAGATCGGATATTTGAATCATGAATTTCCTTTCACTTTATCTTTAATATTTGTTCTTATTGATTAAAAGGCAATCTATCATTGTTTCTTTAATGGTAATATCAAAGTATATATATTTATACTTGATTATTAACTATATAAAATTTTTCAGGAGGAAATATTGAATGATTAAAAAAATATTTTATTGGATAGCATGTCATATATTTGATTACCATGAATGGACTAGTGCTCCGTTAGAAGGTAAACAACTTAGTCAAGAACAAAAAGTAAAAGGTGACCAGTCACATGAAGAATTCCTTAATAAGTTCTTCGATTATGTAAAAATGAATTGTAAATATTGTGGAAAAGAAAGTAAACAGTCAATTGATTTCAGAAAATCATTTGAAAAAGATTATTATAAAGATAACAAAAAACTTTAACCAATGCTAAATGCATTGTTAAAATGGTCCTAGAAATATAGGATCTATATGTGAGATCTTCCTAATAACGGGGGGGTTATTATTATCATTAATCAACAAAAGAGGAGTAGAAACATGGCAACAGAATCAAAAGGTAAGGTAAAGTGGTTTAATGACAAAAAAGGTTTTGGATTCATCGAAAGTCCTGACGGTGATGTATTTGTTCATTTTTCTCAAATAACAGGAGATGGATTTAAATCTCTAAGTGAAGGGGATGATGTATCATTTATCCCTGAAAAAGGACCGAAAGGTATGCAGGCTACGGTTGTAACAAAAATCTAATTTGAATTGAATCGGGGTATGGCGAGTTTTGTTTTTATCTACAGAAAAATTATTAGGCAGAATTTGTAAACTGTAGGGTATCAGGGTGTTCGCCATAATCCATGCTGTTATAATTGCATCCTGATTTTTCATGATTTTTTCACGAGTCGACTTCTTTCTGCTTTTTTCAATACTACTTGTGAAAAGGGTAACCAAGGGATTACCTATCTAAAATTCTGCATCCCTTTAGTTTAAAAATAAAAAAAGGAGACTTTTATGAATGAAAAAGATCCTAAAGAAAATGTAGATGATATGCATTGGAGAGATGCAACAAAAGATGAAATTGTAGAACTCAAAAAAATGTTTGATATTGATGATAAGATTGCAGATCATATTCGAATAATAGTAGATAAAGACGATAATATAACAGAGGACACAAAAAAATTTATGAAAGTTTTAAAATGTAATCAAAAAGCTCATATACATCGACTTGAATTATTAAATCAACAAAAAACAGTTATTATATTTTCAGCAATATTATCAGTATACGCAGGATTATCACTTTTGATCGCAGTATCAAGACAAACAGTTGATATATTTAATTTTTATAATGTTACAATGTGGATAGCGTTTATAATTACATTTTATCTTAAACGAGTAACAAGACTTATAGGTATTCGAATTGATGAAATAAAAATTTAAACAAAAAAAGAGGTTATAAATGTACCTCTTTTTTTTATTTTTTTTATCCTGTTAATTCTTTAGCCATTTTAATTTGTTTATCATTATAAGCGCTTGGATTTTCCAAAACGTTATATAAGCATTGATGATGACACGAATGAGCAAGTACTAATTTCCTCGAATCAAGTTTAGAATCATTCTTATAAATAATCCTCTTAACTCCCCCGTTTGATTTCCCACAAAATACACAAGTCCTTTCCACTACTATCTTCTTCCTTGACATTTATTTTCCCCTATAAATTGGTGATACATTATAATCAATATGCTCCGCCATTGTCTTGATCACATTAATCAGATAGTGCTTTCCTCCTTTCTTTGCCCTATCAATACAAGTCTTTTCACTCGCTTTAAATACTTTGTATTTAACCTGCCACTTTTCAGATATCCATTCCTTTCTTCTCGCTACAGTTAAATTAGTAGCATCAAGTATCACATGATCATGACCAGCTAAAAATAATGAGCCCACCATGTAATAAGATATTGTCCAAATCATCCTTTCAGCAGATCCAATAAATGCTTCTCCATGTAATGCTAATCTTACTGAATCAGGATTCACTATGGGGAAACCCTTGTTTTTTCGACCAAGTTGATTTTCCAGATCGAGGTAATCCTATTGTCGGTATCAATATTTTATGCCCCATTATTTTTTCCTTTAAAAAATTAACAGTTATAATTATATTCCAAAAATAAATATATATAATAATCACGCCATATTAATGGTATTATTTATGGTCATTTTGGGTTATATATATTTAGGGATGATAGCAGGTAAAATACATATAATTTTTAAGGAGAAAGAAATGGGAATAGGAATAAAGATATTTAAAAAAAAGAAATCTAAAGCTGATCAAGAAAAATTAGACAAAATTATGGTTCATATTTCTGATATTATTAAACCTGTTAAAAGGGCATTTGTGGAAATACCTATTGAATCTAAACCAGGTTCAGAAGGTATGATCATGCATAAATTCAGCCAGAAATCTAAAAGAAATATGGAGACATTATATATCGACTAAATTTGAACCTAAATGAAATAAAATAGAAATAGGAGGTGTTATCGAAAATAACGAACAAGATTTAACTTAACTAAAGTACAGCTAACAAAACGAAGAAACAAAAGGAAAGCAAAAGGAGATTAGAAACATGGCTAAAAAAGAAAAATCAACATTGGATATTTTAAATATAGAAATCGAGAAAAACCAAAAGTTAAAGATTGGTATCCCTGTCCAATCTTTATCTGGATTACTTATGCATAATTTCTCTAATAAAGCTAAGAGTAATATGCTGGGTGATCATACCGGATTAGCTCCAAAACTTAAAGTAAAAGATAAACCACCAAAAGATTTGATCCAGGAATTTGTAGGATCAATATATTTTATTAATCCTGAAGATAAAAAGAAAGTGTATAAGAGGGTCGAAGCAACTCCTTGGTGGAAGAAAATGGTAAAGGTTCTTGAAAAAGGTGAAGCTGGTACCGGTGAATGGGAAGATGGAGATGTAACTAAATGTTTCAAAAATGTCCCTATTGGATTTCCGGCAATGGGTTTTAAATTGTCTGCTGTTCAAGTAGCAAGAACAATAAAGGGATTACCAATGAAACTTGTTAATCAGTTAATTTTCGTTGAACCTGATTATGATCAATTGGTACTTATCACACCGAAGAAAATTGTTATGAAAAATGATTATGTTCGGTTACAAGGAACGACAGCTGATCAGAGAATCAGAGCATTGATTCTTGACTGGAAAGCTGTTTTAAGAATATCATTTAATCAATCAAATATGAGTGCTGATATAGCTGCACATTTATTTGAAACAGCAGGCGATGAAGTAGGAATTGGTGACTGGAGACCGCAAAGAAATGGTATTTATGGAAAATATGAAATAACCAAAACCAGAACCAGAAAAAAGAAGAAAAAATAATAAATTAAATATAAATGAGGATCTAGATGTTTAGGTCCTCATTTTTTAATAATTTGTCGTGGT